GATCCCTGACTCTGCGCTCACCCTTGCTGAGACCTTTAACCCTGGCCCCCATAGTCGTTGGGTTGATGCCCATAATTGCATCGCCCATATCGGCGTTTGCGCGTCCTCCACGATATTTAAATCCTCTCAGCCTGGGAATGTTGAACGCATCGCAAAGCCGATCCAGGTCATCCAGACAAGCCTCCAGCGCGATGACCGTATCATCATCAAACTTTTCCAGGTCTTTCCATTCAGCTCTGGCCTGACGATTGCGAAATCTAGTATATCCCCAGTGACGCTCGTCCTCTGCGTTGTTCTTTGCCCAGGCTTCCAGCCTTGCTTTTGCTCTTGCAGCTGAAACGAGCTGAATCTTCTCCATGCGCCTCGGGTTTATGTCGCCAATCGGCTTGGCTGGCGTCGTGAATGCGAAATCATCAGGGTCGGAGCTTGCCGTGGCTTGCTGCTGAATTATTGGCGCAAATTGCTTATCCACTCCACGCAGCTGCTCCAGCGTGATAGGGCGTCCCTGCTCGTCGATAAATTTATCCAGGGTAATATTTCCCTCTCTGAATAGCTTGGCCCTGCCAGGCCCGAGAACCTTGTCCTGGAAGCTCGCTGGCTGCCTCTTAAGCCAGTTGGAATATGTGGTTGATGCTTTGACCTGCTCCACTCCATCGGGCCCTACTGACGGCCTGGTGCCGCCCTCTGGGCCCAGGTCATACTCAGGATTTACGACCATCGTGATCGTTGATCGACAGTTGAAGTGAGCTGGCGGCTTCTGATCTTTGTCAAAGTCTCTATATATCGTCCCATCTCGCGCCATACATACCAGGCTGGTACGTGAATCGAGCGTTGATACCCACTCATATCCCTCAATCACATCGTCGTTTTCTTGCATTGAGAGCTTTCGCGTCTGATTGGATACGTGATTAGTCGCTGTCCTAGCGACTGTTGCAGCGCCTCGCCCCAATGTGGGCTCCAGGTCCAGGATCTTTTTGGTCAGCTCTTTGTTGGTGTATCCAAAGACAGCGGCCTCTCTGATCTGCAACTCAACTTGATTCAGTGTATGCCGATCGAAATCTTGGAGCATACGTGTCATTGAGTAACCTGGAGAGCCAGGGATGTTGATCAAGCTGGTATTCATTGCTGTGTATATCTGGCCAGCCGTAGGAATTGCCGCTGTGACTCCCACTTGGCCAATCACGCCAGCGTTGAATTCAGCCTCGTATTCGCCGAAATCTATGAGCGCCTCGAGTAACTCGTCCCTGTAGGAGCCTTGCTCGGCAAGCATATACAAATAAAGATCGCCGCCCTGCTGCATAATGCGTTGACGTGCGAAAGGTGTCAGACCTGGCTGATCTAGCCGCTCAATGACGCTCATGAGAAGGTCAGAGATAAACTCAGATGCGCGATTTTCACGCCCACGCGCATATCTCAGAACAAATATCTGATGCCTGGTTAGTGCATTGAGGATCTCATCGTTTGCCGACACGCGGCTTGGCCTTCGCCTTCTTCTTGGCAGCAGCCGCCTTCTTCTTGCCTTCTGCTGTGTATGGGTACTTCTTACCCTTTACCATTGGCATAACTCACCTCGCTCGTTAGCTCGTAGACATCTACAATGGCGCATCGCTCTCGCTTTTTGCCGTACTTTACGTGAACGGCTGCGCCCACCTTCAAACGTCTGACCAGGATATCCGTAGCATCCTCTTGCACCTGGCAATCTGGAATGACGACATACTGCTGGTCTGACTTGTTTATGAGAATCTTGCTCTCAGCGAATACAGCCTGGCTCAATAGAGCCGTGAATATTAGTATATATCGCATTTTGCATCTCCTGACGTCATCACGACGTGCTGTGGCCTCACGGCCTGGGTTTATTGGCTACCACTTACTCCTATTCGCCCAATACGCCGCAGACATCTTGCCCTTGGCGATGTTTTTGGCGTGTCGAGCCTTGAATGATTTACGTCGTGCAGCTGCTGCCTTGCTCTCGCCCTCTCTCTTAGGCGATCCCGAGACGCCCTGCTGGCCATACCGAATCAGCTTGACCTTGTCGCCCTCTTTAGCCAGGACGACGTGAGATTTCTTGGGATGCTTTGGTGTGCGCTTCGGCTTGTTATAGCCTGACAGGCCATATCGCTCGAGCCGTGGATCTTTTGCCATTACTTGCCTCGCTTCTTCTTGCGGTGCTTCTGTATTTGCTTCCACTGTGCTGAGTCGACGCTTCTCGCCTTGCCGCCTGTTAGCACTGAATTGACGCGGGCCATTGCCCACTGTGATGGAGAGACGCCAGGACGACGCCCAGATGTAACAGCAGCGCCCATGCCCTTGAGGTAGATTGCCTTGAGCGCACTATATGGCGCGTTGGCTTCTTTAGCTTTGCGCTTTAAGGCCTTCTCAGCTCGCTCATTTACCTTTGCCATAACGCCTCTCATATGCCGCCGTATGCTTGCTCTTCCTGGTCTTGGCTTTCTTGTCGCCTGATAAATCGCCTAGTAGCTTGCCCTTCTTACGCATTTCATCGAGCTGTTGCAAGCGTAAACGACGCTCTGCGCCCGTTAATCCAGCCACGTACTTAGCTGGGACGCTGTAACCTGATGGGGTTTTGACGTTCGCCATACCTCACACGGGCGGTAAATCGCCCAGCTCCTCCTTAACGTCGTCCAGGGATCGAGTGCCGTCGATAATGCCAGCAGCCTTTAGGCGATCGAATATGTCCTGGTCGCTAATGATCTGGCGATCCATGAGCGTGACCATCGACATGATGAGCTGCGGATCGACGGACTTGTCATAGAACTCACGATTGATCTCGATCTCTGCCTCGTCAGGCGTTCCCATGAACTGAGAGCACCACATGACGCATTGCTCCAGGGCGTTCGATAGGTTGCCCACAATGTCGCCCAGGACGCTATTCTCGGACGCAAACCGTATCCTGGCGCCCTCTGCTGTTTCGTTGTTGCCGCGATCAGTGATGATACGAGCGCCAATGGCGACCATGGCTTGCTCTTTGGCTCGCATGGCTTCCATCACTAGCTGATTAGCTTGCGGTTGTAGCAGAGTGGCGCCGCCTGTTTCCCCCAGGATATGGCCAGCGCGTGATCCCAGCTTGATGCCCTCTGGGTTAGCCTCAAAGAACTCATCAGCGTTGAGGCTGTGCGTGATAAACAGTGTGGGCTGACCTGTAATAAAGCAGCTCTCCTCGTAGTCCGCTGAGTTTCGATAGTGAGCAATGTTGACGTCAGCGATATCTGATAGCGGCGCATCATCGATAGTCGAGTCGTTGTTCTTGCTACCGACAAAAATGCCAGGAATCACGTCCCAGGCTGTCCCGTCTGACTTCTTGGGGTAAATCTCGTCGGAGTATGGCTCCTCGTCTCGATAGATCTGTTGGCTATAACCGTCCTCTCGTAATCGCAAGACGCGATATTGCGTTTCCATGTTATGCCCGAACTCGTCATCGCCTGACCGATAGTCTTCAGCCAGGACAACCATGGTCAGCACCTTACGGCCTGCCATTGTGTCCGTGCACCAGTTGATTACTTGCTCGGCTGTGTAAGGGATGATCGACGCCTTGAGATCCAGGCGAGCGACATCCTCCAGGGATAAGTCAGCATCAGCCTGGGGATAATCAACCAGGAGAAACGTCCGACCCGTTTCAAGCAGGTTAGACAGCTCGTCCTTGGCCAGCTGCTCTAATCCGAGGCCGTCACCACTGGCGTCATCAATGAGGTATTCCAGGCCCGCAGGGACTTCTATCTTGGGCTCTTTACGGAATGCAGCACCGACCAGGGCGTTCTTGGTTCGTCCTGTAAAGTTAGTAAACAGGGCTCGCTTGAGGTATTGGCGATATCGGACTGTCTGAGCCCCTAAAGCGTCGTCATTGCTCTCCGCGTCTGGTACTGGTAGATACGTATGCCGCTTATCTTTTACAGCGACAGAGCCTCTCACAGCGTCTCGCGTCTTGGTCCACGACGGCTTATACAGCTCATAATTGGGGTGTTTATTACTGACGGACATGGGCGTCACCTGGTAATGAGTATCGTGATTTTATCATAGGGTGAACCTGATAGGCACATGGGCCACTGGCTTGACGATTGGCATCTCATAGGCGATCGGATACGTCGTCGCGTCATTCTGGTGATCTCGGCCATTGGACTTGTCTGGCTCCCCGTTCTTATACACCTGCTGCTCCAGGCATTCAGCTGTCACTGGACACTTGGTGGCGTTGATCTTCACTCGGCCTGACTCCAAGGCGGCGTTCATTGCCAGGATGCGATCTTTGACCATGGGATTTCGCTTATTCACGCGAACCCAAAACCCAGCTTGCTCGAGCAGCGCGATGTCTGACTTGCTCGCGTCGACTGTTTTGCGGCTCTTACCGCTTGCATCAGGATAGA